AATCTTACAAACTTACCAGCAGCAGGTATTGCTGCTGTAGTTGATGATACTACTCCGCAGCTTGGTGGCAACCTTGATGTTAATGGCAATGCTATTACCGGAAGTACAGTATCTATCAATGGCGCAACTGGTGAGTTTATGATTACTGCTACCGAGAACGGTCCAGTAGCACTGCGTTATGACAACAACCTAAAGCTAACAACGAAGTCTGATGGTGTAGACATTACGGGTGAATTGCAAGCTGATAGTTTAGACATTGATGGTGATGGTGATATCTCTGGAAACTTAACGCTAGGTGGTAATTTAAATTTAGGTGATAACGATAAAGCCATCTTCGGAAATGCTTCGGATTTGCAGATTTGGCATGATACATCAAATAGTAACATTCGAGATGTTGGCACAGGCTTTTTAGGTTTAGACACTAACGGGTCAGATGTTAGATTGACCAGTGGTAGTAACGCAAAGGTAATGGGTTACTTTGAAAAAGATGGCCCTGTTTATCTTTATAACAACGGCAACTTAAAACTCGCCACCACCTCATCTGGAATATCTGTAACAGGGACAGTAGCTGCTACTTCTTATACTGGTGACGGTTCATCTTTGACAGGCATTTCGGCTGGTGCAACAGGCGGTGGAAGCGACCAGATATTCTATGAGAACGGTCAAACTGTGACTACAAACTACACAATTACAAATGGCAAGAACGCTATGTCGGCTGGCCCAATCACAATCAATACTGGTGTGACGGTAACAGTTGGCACTGGCGAAACTTGGACGGTGGTATAATGAGTACAATTAAAGCAGATACAATTGTAGCCAGCGATGGAACAAGTCCTGTCACGCTGACTAAGCAGACAACTGCTAAAGCACACGGCGTATTTGATATGTCCAATAATACCACCCCTGACTCTTTCAATATTGCTAGCTTCACAGACAGAGCAACAGGCTGTCTGTATGGAAATTATACAAATAGTATGAGCAGTGCATCACATACTGTAACAGGTAGTTCTAGTCCAGTACAAGAAGGGACTATGGGAACTAATAACTATAATAGATATGTTATTGCTAGTTCGGACACTGCAAGTAGATACTCTGAAAATTCAAGAGATGTATCTGGAAACACTGCAATTGATGACCCATATATTGCGGCAGTATCACACGGAGACCTAGCATGAGTGAGATAAAAATAGACAACCTCACCGGCAAGACCTCCGCTGGTGATATCACAGTGACAAGTGAAGGCGGTGCGGCGACTATGCAGTTGCAGCAGGGGTTGGCGAAGGTTTGGTCACGATTTAATGGCACTGCGGCAACAACAACAGATAGTTTTAACCAAGCAAGTTTTGTAGATGCGGGTACTGGAATTTATCAAATAAATATGAGTAATCCGTACACAGGAAATGTTGGCGCACACACAACTTGTTCAGGAACGTATCACGCTATTAACAGGTCAACAGGTACGTCATCACAAATTGAATTAGGAACTTACGGTTCAAGTCATAGTTCAGTAGATGAAAGTCGTTGTTCTATTATTTCACACGGAGACCTCGCATAATGGCTGGAAAAATTATAGCAGACCAGATTGAACACAGCACCGCAGGTTCTCTGGATACCCAATATGTGGTGCAGGGTAGTGCGAAGGCTTGGATGTATTGGGAACAAATAAGTACACACGAAGCCTACGATAGTTTCAATATTGCATCAATTACAGACGCAGGAACAGGAAGGTCTTATCCTATAGCTTTTACAAATAGTATGAGTGATGGGAATTACAGTGGCTCATTTCTTCAAAATGGTTCTTCAAGTGTTGGGTATTTGTATTTTAGTAATAATTATGCTGGTAGTTTTTCTGAGAAAACATCTGCTTCATTTGGTTGTAGAGCATATGCCAACTCAGACGTTGATGCGGCTGAACTAAACGTAACCGTTGCAGGAGACCTTGCATAATGCCGCAGACACCATTATTCAAAGGCACACACCTGTTTGACCGCTTATGCTGGGCGAAAGAAAACCTAGAAGGTGTGCAGTCAGACTATCGTGTGGTCTATGAGGACAGCGTTGATGAGTGCGCTAAGATACTTGTGCCTGATCCTAATTGGATGGCGTGTGCTTTACAGGGAGGTATCCTACCGCCTGTGTGGGTATATCACGAACTGGCAAAGGACGAAGCGCAGCCTGACTTCAAGAAGCACACCAGAGGATACTTGCTGCATAAGACTGAGCCAGTCGAGGCAATGACAGAAGAAGAGGCTATTGAATACCTTATTCAGAAAGACTGCCCAGAAGCGGTATGGAAAACATATAATGAAGGCAACCGTCTAAAGATGGTTATCTGTAAAAAAGAACAATTACCTCAAACAAGAGAATGGCGTAATTCATGGAAGATCTCAGAAGATCTCCAAGTAGCCGCATAGGAGTAATAAATGGTAGATACATATATTGTAGATATGAACGGAGTTCAAGCTGATGCAGCTAGTACAACCGTTCCCGCAGATCGTACCTTCCGTGGTGCTTGGGTTCTTAATGGGACTGTCATCAGTGAAGATATTGATGCTGCTAAAGAAATTTTTAAAGATAAAATCCGCGAAGTTCGTAAGCCTCTACTTGAAGATAAAGACGTTGAACTTATGAGAGCATTAGAAACAGGTGCAAGTACAACTGATATTGCAGCAGCAAAAAATGCTTTGCGTGATGCACCAGCTGCAGTAGCTATTACTAACGCAACTACAATTGCTGAATTAAAATCTGCTTGGGATAGCGCTTTGTTAGGCGAAAATCCATACACATTATGAAACTAGAACAGTCTCCAGACCTTACCCCTGAGCTACGTGTTCAACTAGAATTAAACGCCCACGAAAAAGAATGTGCAGTACGTTATGAAATGGTTCACGGTAAGCTTGAGTCATTAGACAAACGTATGTGGCGTCTAGAAGCAATGATAATGGGGTCAACGGTAATAGTCGTTGGCCTCGCAGCCTCTCTATTAATGAAAATGTGAGGAACTTATAATGATCGCAGAAACAATGGCTGGCATAGCTCTTGTTAAAGGCGCTGTTGATGGTATTAAAAGTATTATTAGTACCGCTAATGATGTCTCTGATATAGCAGGTTATGTAGATAAATTGTTTGAGGGCGAGAAACAAGTACAACAAAAAAGAAATAGTAAATCAGGCGTAGATAACTTTGGAGGCATTGGAGGCGTTGCCTCTGAAGTTATCGATGCTCGTCTTGCTAAAGAAAAAATGCAAGAAGTAGCTACTTTAATTGACATGAGGTTTGGTCACGGCACCTGGAAGTCTATTGTAGATGAACGTGCTAGACGACTACAAGAACAAAAAGCTAAAGCTATGGAAGCTAGGCGAATACAAATACAAAAAGCTAAAGAGATAGAAGAATTATTTCAAAACATATTATTAGTAATAGCTATTGTAATTGTATTAATTATTGCAGTTGTAGTAGCAATTAATATTATATGAGGAAACCATTATGTTTAAAGTCTTAGTATTAGCTTGCAGCTTGTCTGTACCCACAGACTGTTGGGAGTTCCACGATACACGCGGTCCGTATAAGACATACGATCAGTGTTCTTCAAGAGCTTATGAAATGGGTAACAATATTATGGAGATGCAGGGCTTTGACTTAAAACCTAAAATGTTCCGTTGTGTTAAACTAAAAGGGCAGGAGTTATAAATGATACAGGCTTTAATAGGACCAGTGACAGGACTACTAGATAAGTTTATTCCTGATGCAGATGAAAAAGCTAGGATTGCTCATGAGTTAGCTACTATGGGTGAACGACACGCTCAAGAAATAGCACTTGCTCAAATAGCAGTAAATAAAGCTGAGGCAGCTTCAGGGTCTATATTTAAGGGCGGCTGGAGACCAGCAGTTGGGTGGGTCTGTGCCTCTGCTTTTGCCTACCACTTTGTTTTACAGCCCATCCTGCTGTTTGTAGTAGCCTTAACGGGTACTGAACTACCTACCCTACCTGAATTTGATATGAGCACGTTGTTGCCTGTTCTAGGCGGCATGTTGGGGATTGGTGGTTTACGTAGCTATGAAAAGAAACAAGGGTTAACAAAATGAATATAGATCAACTTAGAGAAGAACTTAAGATCGATGAGGGATGTAAGTATGAAATCTACCTTGATCATATTAATCTCCCTACACACGGTATTGGTCACCTTATTCTCAATAGCGATCCTGAATATGGACTACCAGTTGGAACACCAGTCTCAGAAGATAGAGTCAATGAGTGCTTCGCTAGTGATGTCGAAACAGTGTTATCGGAGTGCACACTCTTATACCCCAACTTTAGTGTTTTGCCTGAAGAAGTACAATTGATTATTGCAAACATGATGTTTAATATGGGAAGGCCTAGGCTTAGTAAATTTAAAGGTATGAAAGCTGCAGTAGATGCTAGTGATTGGCATCGTGCTGCTGTTGAAATGGTTGATAGTAAATGGTATCAACAAGTTACAAACCGAGCAGATCGGTTAGTACAAAGAATGAGAAATGTAAAATAGCATATACCCCTTATAGGAAAAATCTATTCACTATAGCCTGAGGGATATACTATGAGAAACACAGAATACACTGGACCAAATACTTCTATTTCAGAAGAGATTGATGCAATGAAATACCGTCAAGAAGGTGAATCCTTTGATGACAAAATTAAACGTATGGCAGGAGCACTAAACGACACTCCTGAACATCAGCTAGAACTAGAAGACATTTTTGGTAACATGCGGTTTCTTCCAGCAGGTAGAGTCCAAAACGCTATGGGCAGTAAACGTATTACTACAGCGTTTAATTGTTTTGTTAGTGGAATCATTGATGACAACATGAAGTCTATCATGAAACGTGCAGCAGAAGCTGCAGAGACTATGCGTAAAGGTGGCGGTATTGGATATGATTTTAGTAGGCTTCGTCCTCGTGGTGATCACATTAACTCTTTGGATAGTCAATCATCTGGGCCAGTAAGCTT